AAAAGATAGCCGATCATCCTAGAAAGGACAACTTCCATGTTGAACAATACTGTAACGGTCAACTATAAATCGACCGCACATACCCTAAGCCGTAATGACGGACCTTCCGGTTACACCGGTCGGTTCTTCAAACGGACCCCCTTGCTTGATCTGACTCTTCAGATCGGACACGCCATTCCTGCGGCTTCAAACGCCACAGAGAAAGGTGAGTCCCACGTCGTGACCCTTTGGGCCACTGAATTTGACGTGGATGGAAACGTTATCGGTAAGAACCGGGCTTACACCCGGGTCGAATCGGTGGTTTCCAAGCAAGACTCGACTGACATAGTCGATTTGGAGGCAGCTCTTCGTGACTTTATGGCCACGAATGTCGCTGCTGTCGTTGACCGCGCTAGTTAAATGCGGTTAACGCTCCTGCTGGGCATCATCATACTATCGATGATGTTAGGGTACACAGTTTTCGCTCAACCTTCCATAACATCGAACCCAAGAAAGGGGTCTATTTATGAAAAAGGAAGTGAAACTAGTACTGAGCATGTATCGGAATATCCTGATGGATTATTCCGGGAGTGCCTGTTTTACCGACGCGTTAATAGAGCGATCGATAGAGCAGATCAACCAGCTAATATGCCACCGGGGATTGAGGGTAGTCTACCAAGACTTCCCTTCCGTTGGCAAGGAGATCGATAGGGCGTTATCAACTGGTAAAGTTGATCTATCGTCCATTCGAGTTGTCTTGGGCTCAACGCCCAAGACGAACCTCCCTCGTATATTTCTACCACTGTTTAAGGTAGTTTTCGACGAGGAAGGTTTCCTCTTAGCTGATCCAGATCCTAACGACTTGCTGTTTCTCAGGCAGCTCCTTCTAATGTTTAAGAAGGTCGTTAGAGAATGCGACGCTAGTATTGTAGAAACGGCCTTGGCCGAATTTATAGTACTAGATAACGAAGTAGGAAAGAACCATCCTGGTGTTTCACCAGTTTGGGACGATCCTGCTGTGCCATACGCGCCATTCCCAGATCTCCTCCAACATATGGGGATCACTAGGGACGCGCACCTGCTCCAAGTTGAGCGAATCCGGGATAAATTTCCGGAGGAACTCGGCTTGGTGTCAGACGCACACGATGCGAGTGAAGTAGCTCGCATCACTTCGTTATGCTTCAGGCTTATCACCTCGAAGCTGGACGCATTGCGCATTGAAGACCTAGTCCCTAAACATGGGACTGGTGCCGTTGCCGGCATGTCGTGGGGAGATAAATACTCCTTCCCCGACTGGTCTTCAAAACTGGAGTCGTTCTTTCCAATGTGTGAATTTGCATTGGTAAACTATTCTTGTCGGCCCCTAGGGGCCTTCGAGGATATCGACACTCCAGTTCAGATTCTTGCCGTACCCAAGACCCTCAAGGGGCCAAGGATTATCGGTTCGGAATCTGTCGCCA